ACGTAGGTCGAGAGCCCAGATAACGCAGCGTTTCCTGCTGGAATAATATTTTTTTCCAATATGTCTGCATTTGTGATTGCGACGGTAAATACATAAGGGCCAATTAAATCATCTGTTACTGTGTGAGTGCCGTTAAAAGGCGCACCGACACCGGTAATAATAACCGATTGACCTACTGTAAATTCTTGGATTGTAGGGGTGTGAAAATAGGCAATATTATTTTCAAGACTTACCCTGTCAATCTTGCTTTGGAATGTAACAAGCATCGGGAGAATCAAATTCTCACTGGTGTCTACAATATCGTTCAAATATGCGTCTGAATATAGGGAAGACGAGACACCGAGAATGGTTCTCAACTCTGCGGCCGTAACAATTGTCGGCATCTCGTTTCCTTTCGATCTAAGGGGTTAAGGCCAGCTCGGGAGCGGACTGGCCCTAACTATCTGAATTAACTACGCAACCATCCAACGATAAGCGCCAGCGCCAACCTTTGTAGCCAATGCGCCGTAGCCATAGTAAGCCACTTCGATTTGACCGTTGAGTGCGACGTTTGTCTGAAGACGGAAACGTGAAGATTCATACCAAGTATATGCATCTGGATTGACGATAAGAATTGTGTTATCGCCGGTTCCCGAAAGGTTACGGGTTACTCGGAAGTTGAGTCCAAGAAGGTTACCGGTAGCCGATGTTGAGCTTAGGTTTCCGCCTTGATTCATATTGCCGATGAGGTTTTGATAAATCGGTCTTCCGTTATCTGCAAGATTCTGAATTGCGCCCCATTGCTGAGGTGACGCAATAACGTTTTGAGCGAATCCGAGAGTTCCAGCGTAGATTGAAACGCCAGCATCGGAAACGAAATCGAGAAGGCCAGCAGCGTCGAGAGTGCGGTTTCCGCCATCTGTTCCACCAGCAATTAGGCCGTCAAGGATTGCTGTTTCTGTTGCCTTGATATATGCATATTCCATCTGACGAACAAGTTCATCAAAAAATGCAGGTGAGGAACGATCGAGAAGCTCGACGGAGAAAGTTTGTCCGCCAGCATACTTCTTAACATTTACTGTCAAGAACGAGTTTGTCATTCCTGTTTCATCAATTGCAGCTGCTTCAGCTTCTTCGCCTACTGTTGGAACAGCGGTGATTTTAGGAATTTCGAAGCTCATACCAGCATCAGGAAGAACGCCAGAACTAATTGAATCAGCAACTGGACGATCTGCATTTGATAATGGATTGATAACTTCGGTCAATTGACGAGTTGGGATGAGACCAGCATTGTTACTTGTGGTGTCATCTGCCGCCATAACGTACTGACGTGCAGCATCATCTCCGAGCTTTGCGCGAACGCTATTCTCGAGATATTTCGCCTTTGTGAACTCAAGGCGAGGAGCGGTGAAAAACGCTGGGCGTGGCGCAGCGGCTTCGACCTTAGCTGCTTCTACCGTTTCTTCGGCAGGAGCAGGAACGGTAGTGTCAGACACTTGTTCTCCTTCGGTTGGTTTGTCTGCTTCAGCGGTTGCCGGAGCAGAATCTTCTTTAGGTGCTTCGTTTTCTGAGGCAGCGACTTCACTTACGCGAGCCGAGTCAATTGCCGGATCTGTTACGAGCGAAACTTCGTCGAGGGTTGCTGAAGTAATATTCATTACGCCCTTGTTATTTACCCATTCATTTATTTGAGCGCCAACGCTAAAACCATCCCTTAATCCTTCGGTGGCTTCGATTAAGGCATCTTCTCCGGCCATAGTATTGGCGATTTTGAACGTTGCCACTATTCCGTCCTTTGTTACTTCGTGGGCAATCATTTTGCCAATTGGACGAGTCCGATCGTGTTCCAGTAGCAATTTGACGGGCTTCATTTCAATTGAGTCGGCCGCGAAAACCGTTGGCCCAACTGATGTGTTGCCCTGCTCGTTCCAAGTAACAATAGTGCCGCTAATTGTGCGCTTAATGGTATCGGCCGCAGTAACGACCATTGGCATTTTTATTTTCATCGGATTAGGTCTTCTTCCTCTTGAATTTGCTCAACGCTCATCGCGCCAATGCGGTTCAGGATTTCATAAACCTGCGCTCTTTCGAGAGGATTGCCGCGCAGGAAGTCATCAAGGTCGAAACGTACTTCGGTAGTTGCCGGAACAAAATCGGGCATCGATAGACGTTTTTCAATTGCAGTCAATAGCGGACGAAGTGAAAAGTCCACTAGTGAGCGCCGTTCGTTGATCGAATTTGAGTAAGTCATTGACGTCGTCTCGGCGCTCAAGAAGTAAGCCGGAATACCAGCTGCTCGAGCTAATTCTAACGCGACGTACTGACGAGCTTCGGCCAATTGAAGAGACTTTGGATCGTATCCAAATTCTTTTAAATCAACGTCGGCGTTGAGGAAAGCTGTTGAGCGAGATTGACGTGCAGTCCGCCAAGCGGAGAGTAAAGCGGAAACTCTTTCAGCAGTAAGGTTTGTACCGTTTGATTTAAGAACCATTGACGGATTCGGTTCTTTTGCATAATTAACAGCGGCGTTTTCAAGATATACGGCAGCTGATACAGTCTTTCCAGCGCGGTGTAGGAATCCTTCATCGTAGCCATCGAATCGAATGATTGAACCTACTCCTTGTAACGGAACGTCCATTCCATCGACTTTATATGATTCAATCATTGTATTTCTGAAATTTGTATCGACTGTTACGCGATCTGGACTGACGCGAGTCCAAGCGCGAATTTTTCCGCCATCGGTTGCCGAATACATATCCAAAACTTGACCGTATCCGACTCCATACAACCAAATATCCTCAGCGAGCCAAGTATAAATTAAAGATCCGGTTACTCTTGGATCAGGTTGATTAATTACGCGCAAAGGTTCAACGTGTTCTCCAGTCAATTTGTTATATTGCTCAAGAGGCAGCGAACCAGTAGTTCCGCAAATAATATTTCTAGCGCGAGCGATTGAAGGTACGGACATCGCCAATTGACGCGTAGTATTTGTCGCGCCGCCAAGAATGTTGTAAACAGAATCGCTAATTTGGACGGGCGTAAGTGCGGCAGTAACGTCGCTTGTCTTTTGTGGAACTTGCGCAGTTATTTGTGGAAAGAAGAAATCTCTGATAGCACCCATTACCGCTAAATTGTAGGGGATATGTGCTACACAATCACAATATCAACGCCATCGTTGGCTTTCGTGGCGTAATGTGTTGCCATCGCTGATGCAATTGCCCCACAAATTACCGCGTTGCTTACTTTGCGACCCATTACCCAACCGCCATCACCGAAAGGCAACTTGACAGCGGCTAGGCAATGTTTCGTTAGCTCCTCTTGTCCAGAGTGAGCTAATCGCTGAGATGAGATAGCTCCCAATAACTCATCGCAGCTTTGCGCATAGTCAAGACCATCTATAGGTTCAGTTCTAATGCCAGCTGGCGCTAATCGGGCAGCGACCGCAGAGGCGGTACGGGCGCTGTATGCAACCAATTGGACTGGATACTTTCGTACCCATTCGGCTAAGTCGTTAGCCAAGGATTTGTCATCGAGGTTGGAAGGATTGTGCCAAGTTTGCAAGAGGATTACTTGGAACTTATCTCCCTCGAGTTTTTGACTAGCTACAAGCGCCGCTTGTTTTCTATCAGGACTGAGATCGATAGCCAACCAAGTATCTGATTCAGGGTTGAGCCGAAGCCCCTCAACTTTACAGCTTTCCCACTGAGACGGATTGATTACTGGATTGATCGTATCGACCCATTGACATAAAACTTCCGTGCGCACAATATCCTCGGGATCTGACAGCACTGCGCGAATGTTGTCCGGATGAACGGTATATCCCAGAGAGGGATTAGCTTGGCAAACGCCTAACCAAAAGTCTGGGGAGTTATCAAATTTGATTCCTTGGGGTGCGCTCCATTCGAACCAACCAATATCGTCTTTATTGCCGTGAATTGCGGCTAAAGCTCTTTCGCGCAATTTGTTCAGCACTATTGAGTGTTGATCTCCAGCATTTGAATAAACCCATATTTGCGGATTCGGCGAAGCCATTTGGGTATAACGGAGGGCAGACCAAACATCCTCATCTTTATATTCGCGAGCTTCGTCCAAGTGAATTGTTTCGGGTGCGGCGATACCTCTACCAGCTGAATTGTTGGCTCGGACGATATAACGACGGCCCTCGGTAAACTGTAATTCTTGAAATCCTTTACTTTCCAGTTTCTTAGTGAACTCAGCGGCTAATCGAGGAGTCTGTTCAATAATTCCATATATCTTGTAAAACAATTCCGCCGAAGTAGTTAGCTTATGAGCTGTGTGAACCTGTAACTTTTCTTTGAGCACATAAATTCTAAATAAGATCTGCAACGCCATAAACGTAGATTTGCCTTGTTGCCTAGCACATAACAAGGTTATGACCGGATGAGCCCAACGACCGTCTGGCTTATATTTGAGGGCGTGATGAGCAAGCCATTGCTGCCAAGGAAGTAATTCGTAGCCAATTTCCTCGCAAAATCGAATCATTGCCTCGCCGTGAGAGGGTAGATCGGTCAATTTTGTGTGAATACGAGGGTTTGGCACACCACGGTAAGTCGATTCATCCCTTACTCGGGCTAGAACCTTCGAATCGCTCCCAGAGTCGGCCAGAGGCTCACTCATAATGCCGGACGCTTCCATTTTCAGGGAAAATCTTCCCAAT